GACTTCTACAAGAGAAGGAGTGGATTGCAGATGAGATGTTGAAGGGTATAGTGTTTAGACTTACCTTCCACAAACCATGGTACAAACCACAAGGATCTGTCAACTGGGAGAACGCAGCAAAGTTTGTGAGATATCTCAGATCTAGAGGTGTAGATACTGAAAATTTATTAGAGTTTAGTGAAGCATTTAGAGTACCAGATGGTAAACCTAGACAGTGGTTTGACATCGTAAAGTATGAGTTCAAGGATGATCAAATAAAATACTATCCATTTGAAGAGGGTAATCCTAAAGAAAGCTTTACACATTGCTCATGTCCTAACAGTCAGCTGTATAATGGTCATCTATGGAAGTGTCCTATGATTTCATATCTTAGGGAGTCTCTTCATGCTACTGATCAAATTAATGATCCAGAGTGGCAAAAGTATCTGGCATACAAACCAACAAGTATACATGGTTCAGAGTCAGATCTTAGAGCATCCTTTGATGAGGTATTGAAACCACATGACATCTGTACTATGTGTCCACGTAATCCTGTTTGGTTTACCGCAACTCAACAGTTGGATGCTAAAATGAAAAAAAATGTGCCAATGTATGATCAAGACACCTATGACTCCGTTTGATACTTACAAACAGTATCTTGCATTCAAGAACCACTTCACTAAGGAGAAGTATGACTACCATAAGTATGGTGGTTCATCAAGAGCTAAGATAGATTCTTTCTATAAGAGAAAGGATAGGTATTTCTTTGAGAAAACATCTCGTAAGTATAAAGATGCTGAGGTAAAAGATTTCTTCTTGTCTAACTTTGTAGCAACAGATAATCCTCAGGGTGTATGGATAGGAAATATTATTAGGACAGGTGAGGTAGTGTATAAAGATTGGATGAGAAGACAGCAGAGTTTGTTTTATAATTTCAAACAACAGTCGGAGAGTATGATGGATCAATATGATTATGAAGAGTTCTTTGATACATCTAAAGGTCATCCACCCATACTCAAAGAACATCTTTCTGGTAGCATTAGTGTAGAAGATATGGTAATATATGAAAGACTATTTTCTTACTGTAAAGATTACGATAAGAAACTAGATGATCCTGTATGGAAAACCGTAGGACTAAAGATAAGGAAGTACTTACCGTTTCTAAATATCGATAGAAATAAGTACAAAAATTATCTTTTAGAAAGAATCAAAGAGAGGTATCAATGAGTAAGTTTTTTGAATCAGAAACTGTTCGTCGAGAGATGGAAGATATAACTGATTTACAAAAAGAATTATACACAGTGATAATGAAGTTCCCTTACATGAGTGATGAAGCTAAGTGGGAACATATGCAATCAGTAAAGGAGTTATTAGATAAGCAACAGGTTATGTGGACAAGGTTATCATTGTCTGATGATCCAGAAGCACAAGCAATGAAGAAAAAGATACAAGCTTCATCAAAAGACATTGGATTTGGTGATGCAGACATGCAAACTATCTTCAAAAATATGAAGTATACTATTGATCAAATGCAAAAGCATATGAGAAGATAACTATTTCTAAATACAGCTAGTTGCATATGTATCATGGGTGTAATGGTTCCACCAAGTCGTAAGAGTTGTTATAATTTTAGAGTGATCAAGGTGAATAGAGTGGTTGATGGTGACACGATTGATGTTACGATAGACTTAGGTTTTGATCTTACAAAAAAAGAAAGAGTTCGTATAGCTGGTGTTGATACTCCTGAGAAGAGGACACGAGATAAAGAAGAGAAAATACTTGGATTGGATGCTACTAACTGGATGAAGGAGAAACTTGATGGAGCAATCAAAGGAGATGATGAACTTGTTATCAGAACAGAACTTAAAGGTGGCATGGGTAAGTATGGTAGGCTTCTTGGTTGGTTATACGTTGGCGATGCTGAGACATCACTTAATGAACAGATGATTACTGAAGGGTATGCTTGGGAGTATGATGGTGGTACTAAGAAGAAAGACTTTGAAGAACTACGTGACATTCGTAGAAAGTTAGGTACGATATCAGAATTAGATGCTGGTACTTTTTAAGTATCTTTTTGAGTATTATGTGAACCAACTTGACATAGTAATCAAGGGGTTTTATAATAGGTGCATTGAATTATTTTGGAGCACAATTTTTACTATGGCTAAAGGATTCAAAGAGTTATCTAACGTAAAGAAGGCACCCGTTAAAGATGATGAACCTTTATTGAATAATAAACATCTTGCTTATGATAGAAATGGTAACGTAATCAATCCTATAGTAAGAAAGGAAAGAAACAAGCAGAGAACACAGTATCTTGCACTTACTGTTGCAACACTGAGTATCCTTATAGGTCAGGTATATGTTGGTGCTAATATTCGTAAGTTAGCAGAGAGTATTGATGGTATGAATTCTACTCCAACACTACTTCAGGACTATAATACAGCAGGGTTGACACCACCTAAATAGTGATGTATACTATGTTTTGGTGAAATACATCTAATCCACCTAATCTAACTAATATGTCTTTTTCAGACCTAAAGAAACAGTCTCGTCTTGGCAACTTAACTTCTAAGTTGACTAAAGAGATTGAAAAAATGAATACTAACGGTTCTAATTCCGCAGATGAAAGACTCTGGAAACTAGAGGTAGACAAAGCAGGTAATGGCTATGCTGTTATCAGATTTCTACCTGCACCTAACGGTGAAGAACTACCATGGGCAAAGGTATGGTCACATGCTTTCCAAGGACCTGGTGGTTGGTACATTGAGAACAGTTTGACTACATTGGGTCAGAAAGATCCAGTCTCAGAACATAATCGCTTACTTTGGAATAGTGGTAACGATGCTGACAAAGATCTTGCTCGTAAGCAGAAGCGTAAGCTTACTTACATCAGCAACATCTATGTGGTAAAGGATCCAACTAACCCAGAGAATGAAGGTAAAGTTTTCTTATACAAATTTGGTAAGAAGATCTTCGATAAACTAACTGCAGCAATGCAACCTGAGTTCGAGGATGAAACTGCAATCGATCCATTCGATTTCTGGCAAGGAGCAAACTTCAAGTTGAAGGCGAAGAACGTGGCAGGTTATAGAAACTATGATAGTAGTGAGTTTGCTACACCTAGTGCATTACTAGATGATGACGATGCTCTTGAAGCATTGTGGAAGAAACAGTATTCTCTTGCAGAGTTTACTACTGCTGATCAATTCAAATCATATGCAGACCTTGAGACTCGTCTCAATCGAGTGTTGAATACATCACCATCTCGTGCGAAGATAGATGTTGAGGTTTCCAATGAGGAGGAAGAGATAGTTGTTGCTAAAGATGAACCTGTAAAGGTTGCTGCAGCAGCAGGTGCAGGTGTAGGTGACGAAGATGCACTAAGTTACTTTCAGAAACTAGCTGAAGAGTAAGTGGAAATAAAGTCCTTCAAGGAACTTATAGGAGTCTGGGATGGTAATCTTACCGTCCTAGACTCTTCTTATAGGGAGATATTAAAATTATATGAGGATGATCCTAAGACAGATGGATATTCTAATCTAAATGGGTGGCAAAAAACTGGGTTGCATAAGATGCCACAGTTTACACCACTAAAAGATTTGATTGTCAATAAATGCTTTGAGTATTTGGCAGAGCATCAGATAGATAGACCAAGAGGATTGGAATGTGTACATCTCTTTGCAAATATAAATCCGAAAGGTGCATCAAATATTATGCATCATCATACTTTTGGACAGATAAGTGGAGTTTATTGGTTGAAGGCACCACTTCATAGTGGGGATCTTATTGTTATGAGTCCATTTACTAATAGATACCTCAATACATCAACTGTTCCTAAGACAGACTATAATGCATTACAGTTGAAACCAAAATCAAATCAAGGTGTGTTTTTCAATAGTAATTTGACACACTACGTTGACATCAACAGGTCGAACAAGGACAGAGTGTCGGTGGCATTTCACATACTTATTCATGCCTGAGGCAAATTCGACTTTTTATTCCCATAATTCGGGAAAAAAAACTCCGACCATTTTTGACCCCTTAAGTTTTTTATGATACAGACAGTAAATCAACATTGGGATCCTTTGAAGGTTTGTGCGGTAGGGCGTTCTTATCCACCAGAATTTTATGAGAGAATAACCAATATACGGGTCAGAACTGCAATGGAGAAAATAGCAGTTGAGACTGAAGAAGACTATCAAAAGCTAATAAAGAAGTTAGAGTCATTTGGAGTAAAAGTACTAAGAACTGATATTAGTAAGAATTTTGATGATCATTGGCCAGGAGGTGAAAAACCATTACCAGCACCAATGACTCCTAGAGATCATACTGCTGCTGTTGGTGGTAGATTTTTTATGCCTTCTGATAGGTATGGGGAGAATATTGATGTGGAGTCAATTTATAATGCAATTTTATCTAAACCTTTGAAAGATGTTAATACACCTAAATTTCAGATGATATCTTCAATGATAGAAGAGACTCTTGATCCCAATTACTTGTCTACTGATGGATCTGTGATGAGACTTAGATCTAAAGATTTATATAAAAGACGTAGATATGCATTTAGTGCACTTGACGTAAAAGAAATAAAACATAAGATTTTACAGGCAGAGACATTGACTATAAGTAAGGCTGGATATTGGCCAATGAATAAACAGTTTTATTCTTTCAAAACTATAGAAGATTGGTTGAAAGAGAATAATATACCAATCGTATATGATGAATATATCAACTGTGGTGTATTGACGAGAATTGGTAAAGATCTATATTTTGGATATGGTAATGTAATCAATAAAATCAATGAAGATAGGTTTTATGATAAGATGAGCCGTCTCTTTCCAGATCATAGAGCACATTTTCTTCATCAAAAGGGGCATACTGATGGATGTTTCACAGTTGTTAAACCAGGTCTGATTATCACATTGAGAAATATACAAAATTACGAAAAAACATTTCCTGGATGGGAAGTAGTAACAATACCTGGTGAGTCATGGCATAAAATCAGTGATTTTCAGAAGATGAAGGATGTTAATGTAGGTAAATGGTGGGTTGAGGGTGAAGAGGATAATGAAGATTTAGCAGATTATGTTAATAGTTGGTTAGATCACTGGACAACATTTGCTCAAGAATCTGTATTTGACACAAATATGTTGGTAATAGACGAAAAGAATGTTTGTGTTTTATCTGAAAATCCAGTTGTTTTCAAGGCATTTGAAAAACATGGAATTACACCACATGTGATAAATTTCCGTCATAGATATTTTTGGGATGGTGGATTGCATTGCATGACTTCAGATATAGTTCGAGAAGGTAAACAAGTTGACTATTTTCCTGAACGTGGACCACAGTCAGTAGTTAAGTTTTGGCCTCATTACTAATGAAAAACATTATTATCATAAAAGAGAATATTGACGTAAAACCATTTTTGGAAGAAATGGACTTATCTGATTGGGATTGGGTAGC